CCGATCAAAAAGAATACCAACGCCAAGTTGAAATGGCAGGTAGTAAGTATGTGATTGTTCGGAGCGTGGAACAGGCTATCCGGGAACTGCAACTGTATTTGTGTTAATTGATTATCCCTGTTATATTTTAGAATAAAAGTTATGGCAGAATTGAAGTATGACCCTCGGAATTATCGCATCCACACAGATAAGAACAAGAGATTGATTCGTAAAAGTTTGGAGGATTGTGGAGCGGGGCGTTCTATCCTTTTCGATAAGGATGATTGCATCATTGCAGGGAACGGAGTGTACGAGCAAGCGCTGGAATTAGGCTTACCGGTTCGAATTGTGGAGTCTGATGGTACGGAATTGATTGCTATCAAGCGTACAGATCTCTCAACTGAGGATTCTCGGCGTAAGGCGCTTGCTCTAGCTGACAATTATACCTCTGATACGTCTGTATTTGACTTTGACGCGATCGTTGAAGATTTCGGTGCCGACGAGTTGGATGCTTGGGAGTTCAACATTGATGATTTGAATATTGATGATGTTTCAGTAAACGATGTAAAGCCAGATAAGGGACGTGTCGGCAGCCTGAAAGAACGTTTCATTATTCCTCCTTTCTCAGTACTTGACTCTAAGCTTGGAAACTGGCAAGATCGGAAACGTGCCTGGCTTGATCTTGGTATAAAGAGTGATGATGGCCGGGAGAAGGAGATTACATTTAGCCGATCAGCGCAACCACCCCGAGTATACGAAGCCCGTAACGTAATTCGTGAAAAAACAGGTGCCGATCCGTCGTGGAACGAATTGCAGAAGTATTGCCGGGATCATGGTATCCCGTTTATGGATGGAACCTCGATCTTTGACCCGGTACTGTGCGAGCTGGCCTACCGGTGGTTTAATATTCCCAATGGTTGTATCCTGGACCCATTTGCTGGTGGCTCCGTTCGTGGTATTGTTGCATCTATGTTGGATATGACTTATTTTGGTGTTGATCTAAGGCCGGAACAGGTCGAAGCCAACTGTAAAAACGCAGTTGAAGTATTAGGGGAGGAGTTCGGCGGGAAAGGCGGTCATAAATTTGCTCCTCTGTGGCTTTGTGGAGATAGTGTAGAGATAGATGCCCTGGCAGAAGGTTATGAGGCAGACTTGGTTTTTAGTTGTCCTCCGTATGCGGACCTAGAAGTGTATAGTGACGATCCGGCAGACCTATCGACGATGGATTATCCTGAGTTCCTGCAAGCGTATAAAGAAATCATCTGGAAGAGTTGTTCACTGTTGAAGCCTAATCGATTCGCCGTGTTTGTAGTAGGAGAGGTTCGCGATAAGAGTGGTGTGTATCGGAGTTTTGTTCCTGATACGATCGCTGCGTTCCAGGAAGCAGGCTTGCATTATTACAATGAGATGATACTGGTTAACAACATAGGTAGTCTGGCTATGAGAGCCGGAAAGCAGTTTAGTAATAGCCGAAAGATTGGTAAGCAGCATCAAAATGTGCTTGTATTCTATAAAGGGGATCTGAGTAAGATTAAGGAAAATTTTCCCGAACTTGATTTCTCGAATGATGATTTGTTTAAGGAAGATTGATAAATTTGGCGAATAACTAGAGAAAAGGATATTCGCCATGAAAATAAAATTATGTATGATTTATCGTGAGGTTTTAGCGAAGAGATTAGAACGTAAACGCTTGCAACTTGCGGAGTTGGAGAGACAGATAAATAGTGAAGGTGTTTCTTCATCGGTGGATAAGCGTAAATATATTGAGTTGAAAGCTATCGTGAATGAATTGGAGAATTGCCTTGATATGGCGGATTCTATGTTTAAATTTAGTAAGGAAGAAAAAGGAGAGTAGTATTTAATGGCAAAGTATAGTCAAAAATTGGTGGATCGAATTTGTTCTCTTATTCGGGAGGATAGCTATACTATTGCCGAGATTTGTGATTTGGTCGGTATAAACAAGGATACTTACTATACTTGGATGAAAACAAAATCCGACTTTTCCGACTCTATAAAAAAAGCGGAAGACGCACGGATGCAATTCTTTGTTGCCGAGGCCCAGAAGTCTTTATTAAAGAAGATTCAGGGTTATGAGGTGGAAGAGTCGAAGATCACGTATGTCGATAGTGGTAAACCTGTGGTTGATGAGAATGGAAAAGAGAAACAGAAACCTAAGATCAAAGAGAAAACTATAGTCAAGAAGCATATCCAGCCGGATACCGCTGCTATTATTTTCACCTTGACAAATGGTAATCCAGATCGTTGGAAAAACAGGCAGGATTCTAACATTAGTGGGCTTACTCCCGTAAGTAAGTTTGAGGGGATGACCGATGAGCAATTAGAGGATTTTATCTATGGAGAAAAACAGAAGAGAGATATTGTTGTTGATGGCAGAGGCGGCGGATGTGCTGAGACGCCGGAAAGCGAAAAATGATTTTTGGTCATATTGTTTATATTATGACCCGAAATTCTTTTCCAGACGCTTATTTTTGAAACATGTGGCGGACGCTTTTACTCGTGTGTATGATTCTTATCAAGATGGTGTTATTCGCAGGTTGGCCGTTTCCATGCCGCCACGTGCCGGGAAGTCTTATATATCATCCTTGTTCATTTCGTGGATGCTTGGCCACTTCCCGGAAGAGTCGGTCATGCGCAACTGCTGTTCCGATACGCTGTATAACAAGCTGTCTTACGACACGCGCGACATCGTCCGTTCTTCCCGGTTTAAGGAGATATTCCCGGATGTGCAATTGCGAGGGGATAAGCAAAACGTACACGGCTGGAGCCTGGATGCCGCCCGGCAGGTGAGTTACTTCGGGGCCGGTGTAGGCGGTACGGTGATCGGCTTCGGTGCTTCTATGTTGGCTATGACCGACGACTTGTATAAGAGTTTGGAGGATGCACTATCTGACACCAATAACGAAAAGGTCTGGTCGTGGAAGCAGGGAACGCATGATTCCCGTATCGAAGGGAATTGTTGCTCAATCGACATCGGTACCCGCTGGTCGGCTACGGACGTTCTCGGCCGTATGGAGGAAATGGGGAAATATGACGAAATTATCCGTATCGCCGCATTGGATGAGAACGATTGTTCTTTCTGCGAGGATGTACATACGACAGAGTATTACCATGAACTACGGGAGGAAACGGATGATTCCATTTGGTGTGCCGAGTATATGCAAGATCCAATCGAGGCAATCGGGTTGTTGTTCCCGAAATCGGAGCTTAACCGATTTAAATTGGTTGATATTGAGGGCAAGCAACCGGACGGTGTTATTGGAGCTACCGATGTGGCCGATGAGGGAGACGATGATTTCTGTGCGCCTATTGCCAAAGTATTCGGTACGAAGTATTTCATTACCGATGTGCTGTTTACGAAAGATAATGTCGAGATCACCGAACCGAAGTTGGTTTCCTTGATCCTTGATACCCGTTGCGACAATATGCGTATCGAGAGTAACAATGGTGGCCGTATCTTCGCTCTCAATGTTCGTAAGGCCGTGAAGTCAAAGAACGAGAAATGTATCATTCAGGCGAAACCGACAACAGCCAATAAGGATACACGTATCTTGTTGAAGTCTGGTTGGATTAAGAAGCATTGTTATTTCTTGGAAGAAAGCGAGTATAAGAAAGGTTCGGATTACGACCGGTTTATGAAAGCTTTGACCAGCTATAAGAAAGAGGGTGGTAACAAGCATGATGATGCGCCGGATGGTATGACGATCCTTGCGGAGAATGTGGAGTTTATTGGGTTGTGCAAGGCTAACTCTGTACGTCGGGTAGCAAGAGGACGATAAGTGGTAAAATGAAAGTGTTTTTTCGATATTTGTGACACGTGTTAGATAAAATCCCGATATTTTTCTGCCACATACTTGCGTTTTGATATGTGTTCTCGATTTTTATATTTCAAAGTGAACTTGTTTAGACTGGCCGTATTGACAGCGAAAAAACATTTGCTTTTATATTTTAGCATAAAACAATTATGCCAAGTATAAGCGAAATTCTTGCGAATGAAGATTTTGGGCAGGTAGTCAGTACGTTATGTGTCGATACGATTGAATACCGGGAACC